GGAACACAGCTACTTTATTTTTATGAAGATCTTCCCACTCAAAGGCACCCTTACACTTGACAGCCGTGTAGTAAAAGTCAGTACCGTCGGTACGGAACTTATAGGACGGAGAAGACTTCTTCATCTTGGTCCATACTTGTTCGGCTGTCAGTCCTTCTTTGGGATCGTCTTTGACTTTCTTTTCTGTAGTGATGGCAATGTAGTTGTTTACATCCCTGATGACCATTTTGCTATACCGGTCATGCTCAAGACTCAACATAGTCAGTTGCTCCCACCGGGCACAGATATCCATGTACTGCTGCACCATGGCAGTAGGTATCACGGTCTCTAGACCGTCGGTGTTCTGCATCAGTGGAATAGCCTCCGGGATCTCTTCGCAGATCATCTCGTACAGCATGCTCAGTAGAAGCTGACCGTTGACAGTGATTTGCATGGTCATCTTAGGATCATACAGGAACGAATTCTCGTCACCGGTAAGTCCGTAAGTCGAGTTCAGGATGATCTTGTATACGTAGTTCTTTGGATCGGACTTGGGAATCTTCTTACGTTCCTCAAAGAACCACTCGTACAGCTCACCAAACTCTTTCTTGGGAAGATGTTCCGGGGCAAACCCATTACGGATAGCCAGGTTAGGATAGAACGACGTGACATCAGAAGTCATGATGGTCCACCCGGGCTTGGCTTCGTATACTCCAGAGGAGATAGCACCATGGATACCGCCCAGACCGTAGTCTGTTTGGACACCACGATAGGTGATACTGTGCTTAAATCCGTCTTTAGTGGATGTGATTACCTTGGTACGGAAGAAGTCCAGGACTTTATTGAATTCCGGAGTCTTAAACTGTACATAGGGTAAGATACACTCTGCAAGGATGATGTAATGTCTGGGGGTACGCAGCTGTTTGATCTCTGCTTTTTCCCAGCCCAGCTTTTGATGTAGGAAGTGTAAGAATAGTTCTTTGGAGATCCTGGGTTCTGATGCACTATAAAGATCAATATTGTACTCCTTAGTTAGTGTTTGACGAAGCTTGATCTGGTCTTTACTGTACTCCAGAATCTTCTTGGTAGACGCTACGTCGTTGATACAATACGCAATGACTTTTTGCAGCGTGTCATCACTTAGTACCGGCAGGTTATGCGGGTGCGGCATCTCTTCGACGTTCTCCCAGTCCATGGAATACTGGATCCACTTTAGAGAGCTCATCTTGGCCCGGTTGTCCCAGTGGTTCATCTTGAACAGATCAATTTGCTTGATCTGCATCTTGTAAGGTGCATAAAGAGCAAACTCTCCCCGGTCTGTACGGGATATAACATCCTGTGCAAACTCATAGATTGTCTTAGCTAGATTCGGACCGGATAAGGGGAGAAGTTTGTGTTGGTTTTGCAGCACCCACTGGGTGATCTGGGCGTCAAACGCCAGACCGTTGATAGAGATATGCCACTGCTTCTTAGCCACACAGTCTTTTAGGAACTGTACGTACTGAGGAAAGTCATTGCGGTCTTCATGAACAACAAAGACGTGACGGATCCCGTCATCTTTGTAGTGCGTAAACACGGCTACGAAACAATTACAGATCGTTTCGTAGTCCATGACCCAATGATTCTGTTGGTTTACCATGTTCTAGATGTTCAGTTAAGCTGTCCCCCCTTTTACTGGTGAGCCCAAAAAAAGGCAGTGTTACCTGCCTTCTTGGGTTTTGCTCACAGGGCTGTCTTAGACAGTGATAAGATTAGCAGGTTGTTGTTCGTACGCCTGCTCCAGATATTGAGTGAAATCAAACGTATCCGCGTTGAACGCAAAGAAGTTCACGAGAGACTTGATTTCATCAGGGTTCTCAATGTAGTACTCATAGTATGTCTCGAGTGTTTTACGCTCTTCGGCATACTCTTTACCGTTACTCCGGCGGCCGATTCTCATGGTCTTTACATCACCGTTGTCATCCAGCTTGGCTACCATGTGCATACTCTGCTTCTTTTCTTTACCGATCAGAGCCAGCACCTTACTGTCACGGTCAAAGATTGCTTCGTTATACGGACAATCCGGAGAGAGCGGAATCATCTTGAAGGTCTTCTGGTTTCCCCAGCTGCCCGTAACGAGCATCATTGATTTATTCATAGTTCTACAGATTAAGGTCTACAAATTTAAGTGGTTTTCTTTAAGATCTCCAAATCTTCTACAGGTATTTTCAGACTCTCTTTGTCTAGATCACAGGGGTCACAGAGTTCTCCAATCTTCTTAAGGATCTGTACGTCAACCTCTAGCAGCTTTGCGTAGGTGTCGAAATATTTTTCCGGGTAAAGCCAGGAGTCTACATACTTGTATTCACTGGATGTTTCCCCATAGTGGGTCTTGATAGCCCGCTTGGTAAGAGAAGACAGCTTAGAATACTTTCCCATGATAAACTGGAACCAGTCCTGGGAGTGACTCTGAAAATCAAAGACATAGATGTTGTAGTCACGGATCTTCAGGACCTGCTCGAAGAGTGGATTGCTAAGTAGCATCTTCTCTTCAAAGATCTTGAAGCCTTCGGACTCATCCTGCTTATAGGCACAAACTAACTTGAGGTCTTCCGGCTGGATCACACCTTCTAATGCGATGTAGATACCAGACGGGGAGAAGTTGGAACTTTTCTTGATGCCCAGTATAGGGAACAGAAAGCACCGGGACTTCTGAAAGTACTTAGTATACAGACTATCAATCATGCTTAGTTCTCTTTTAGAGAACTACCAGCCCTTGTGCGAACTCATAAGGCAGCTCGTAGTTCTTATTGTGATAATGCCATTCTGCTTTCTCCAGGATAGCGTTGAATCTATCCAACCAGCTATTCATCGTCTTTTCCGTAACCGGGAAGGCGTAGCTTTGAAAAGCACGATCTATTACCACAAAATGAAAGCGGGCAGTAAAGCCGGACTGAATCAAGTCTATATGCTCTTTAGTAACCAGCATCATATAGATCACAGCCTGCATCCAGTATGAGTAGTACTCAATACTTTCAGGAAAGTCTTTGAGATCTTTTGACGTGGTTTTGATGTCATTGACATAGATTGTCTTATTGTCGTAATCAATAACGATGTTATCAATGATGCCTTTGAGTCCATAGACTTTATTACCAAAATCTAGTTGTATCTGTTCTTCATTGATTACCTGCTTATTATCAAACTCCGTGATGTTCATACCTAAGAGATTACAGACTTGTTGGTTAGTCTTGATGATCTCTACGGCATTTTTACAGAACTTCAGAGTATCTGCGTCGATGATGATCTTATCCTGCCTCATCTGCAGAAAAGCCCAGTAGTTGAATGCTTCCGGCGTCAGGATCTTATCCAGACGTTGCTGATCTGTCTTGAGTGACTGGTGATAGTTCATATCTACCAGAACATCCAGGATTGCTTTATCAAACTCTTCCAGCTTTTCCCGGGGGTCACCGTTGCGGGAGAGTTCTTTGTAGTGATTAAAGACCCGGTCAACTACCGTACGCATATTGCCGGTGGGCAAACTTGTAGGGGAGACAATGAACAAGTCTTCAAACTTATCTTCTTCCAGTAACAGGGCGTGAATAATCTTACCCTGTACCAGGTGGCTATCCATGCGTTCGTCTTTCATTCCCAGTACGTACATCTGGTAAAAGACCTGGGGGTTCCAGATCAGCTTATTCAGACTACTGTACGAGAAGTACATCTTCTTACTATAGAACTCTTTTTCCATGAGTTCTGCTGATTCTTGCATGATGCTTTCAAGCTCCATTGGATTCTTGTTTATAGGGTTTCCAGGTAATCACATCAGAGCCGCAGGTACCACACAGCGTGGCTATCCAACCTTTGGTCTGGCCGATGTTCTCTTTGGATCCGCATTTTTGACAGATATGTTCGCACATGTACTCAGCCATGCTGATCATACCTTCTATTTGTTCGTCACTGTTATTGACATAGAACCGCAGTCCTCCGAACTTCTCTTTCATCTGAGTACACGTAGGTTGTGGAGGAGAGACTTTCTGTCCCCCTGCTACATATCTCCAGGTATTGTCAACGTAACTTTGGATTGAGCCACACAGTATATCTATCACCGGCAGCCATCCGTCTGGGACGTCGTACCAGTTGACCCTGTGAGGATTACCTTCGTAGTCCTGAAAAATCTTCGGGTACTTTTTTATAATGTCATCTGTAGTCAGCTTTTCCATATACCTTCTTCTTTTAAGAAAGACCGGATACGTGCCCTGGTGGCGTCATCATAGGTCAAGGCTTCTGTCATCTCAATAAAGTGATACAGCTCACTGATTTTCTTGTTGGCTTGATTGAGCTCATCAGCAAGAGAGGACATGTCTTCTTCTACCGGTGGCATTTCTTCTACCAGGCTTTGAAACTCTTCGTCTGACATGTTGTTACTTTTTAAAACAGTTTTGCATATCCCTGGTGTAGTAACGGCCCAGGATATTACCGTTGTAGCTGTCTGATCTAAGAACGTCCAGTTTGATCTGCCAGGCTAACTCAGCATATGACAGGTACTTCTTGGTACAGCATAGTTCCAGAATAGTTCTCTTGAAACGATTCTTACCAAACTTCTGAATGTCAGCTAAGAGTTCTTTAGAAGAACCGTAGTACTCCTGCCAATCAGACTCCTTCACTTGGTACTCGAATGTCTTACGAGTACCGGTGGCTTTTTTTACTTTTTGGGAAATCTTCTTCTTGCGTGTGTTACGCAGTACCTTCTTACCGACATAAGACCGTAGGGTCTCTGTATCCTGGATAAGGTAGACAAACCCGTAGATGTTCTCATGATCAGGTAAATCTTGGATACCAGAGATTGTCCTCTTAGCGTAGGACCATAGGTTCATAGATAAGGATTGAGTTCTACAAATATAGTGTAGAACTAAGTTAGTTCTCCAGCTTTTTATTCAGAATAGGAACTAACCTGTTACGAACTTCTTTGGGGCCGTAGTCCCGGATAGAATCCGACGGGTCTTTACTCATAGGTAGAACGGCTGTCAGGATCTCCGGGTAGAGTTCCTTGTAACGCTCCATCGCTTTGATACCCGCCTCATCAAAATCAAAGAGGACGATGATCTTCTCGTACTTTTTAAAGTACTCGTTCATCAGTTCTTTACGAATAAGAGCGTTTTCAGAATCAGGAGCGATATAGTCTACTGAAAGCTTCAGGCTTTTTAGGGCCATGATGTCTTTAAGTGAGCTGGTGATCACCAAAAACCGGTGATCTTTTAGCTGGTCAGAACCCTGGACATAGTCCGATACTTTGATGAACTTTTTGTCTTGGGTCTTGGGCTGATAGATCTTGTATAGTGTACCATCTGCTTTGAAATATCCGTAGAGATAAAGTCCGCGGATATGCAGCTGCTTGTCATCCTTCTCCATGTAGTAGGACTCTAGTGGGACGACCTTGTGTTCACTTAATAACCGGGTACCGATATTAAACTGTGTCCAGTATGTCTGATCCTGGGTGGACCAGGACCTGGGTACGATCGAGGTTACTTTATACCGACTGGCTTGTTTGAATTCCTGTACGTTATACCCGCCGTTGTTATGTAGTACGTAGTCGTTAAACTCTTCAATCACCTGTTGACAGGCTTGGTGGTAAGATTTCTGCGTTAGTTCTTTAACCAGATCTATAGCAGAGCCTCCCTTACCTGATGAAAAGTCCTTATACTTATACATCTGGCGGGCGTTATCAAAGTAGATGCACATCGAGGGCGTGCGTTCTTTAGTAAACAGGCTTTTGATCTTAATATCGTCTCCTGTTAACTTTTCTTTGAGCTTACAGAAGTGCTCAAAAATCCAGGGTATGGGTACATCTTTGATGTCATGTACCAAGTTTTTAGTCTTGAACATAGTCCTAGGATTGAATGATAAAAGAAGGGGGAGTGTAGAAACACCCCCCGTTATGTACAGCTATGAAAAGAAAGCTACTTTACATCTCAAAGTCATCGGTAGCCGGTTCAAAACTGCTTACCGGTTTGGTGACCAGAGCTTTGAAATGATACTTGTTGGTCTTATCAAACTTGTCCAGTTTAGTTTCGTCTACCGACGCAAACTTGTACTTGGGCAGAGAGAGTTTGACAATCGTTTTACCGTTGTACTCTTCCTCGGTGCCTTTCAGGAACCAGTACATTTTCTTACCCTGTACCAGACCGAGGGCTTTAGATACCCACTCTTCGATAGAGTTGGCCTGGATCTGGTTGAGCTGATCACGGAGTCCCAGTTCGGTAGCAATGACACTGAGCTTGTACATGATCTCGTTACGAGACACATTCGGGTTGTTGAATTCATCCGTCCAGATCGTAGCAGACACGCGTGCTGTTTGACCCTTGTACTTCGGTCCGTCCGGGTTATCTTTATTGATGGGCCAACCTTCAAAGTTTTCCAGCTCCGGTCCTTCCAGATAGAGCTCAAGTACTTTCTTGTCTCCTTTGCTGGAGGTTCTTAGCTGGCCGCTGTTAATGTGGGCATACACTACCCCTGGTTGTAATGACTTAGAAGTACCGCCTGTCTTGACTTCCTGTCCTTGAGTGCTAAACATACTGTCTGTTTTTTATAGTTAAGGATGAAAACTCAGTTTTCGTATTCGTGGATTGCTTTCTTTACAAACGCCAGATCATTCGGGATCTCGGCATCAGTAAACATTCCACGGGGAGTTTTGCAAGTGTTCTCACCGTTGTTAGTGGTTTCAAACACGTAGCGTACACCGCCTTCTTTTTCTTTCTTGACTTTACCGAAGAGTACAATAGAAAACAAACCTTCCAGGGAAAGCTTTTCGTTAACCATTTTGCCTATTGTTTTTGCTCTTACAATACGTTTACCTTCTATGTCAACTGACTCTTCGGCATGCGTAAGGAATACAATAGTAAGATCTTCTCTTAGGTCTTTGGGTAGACGAGCAATACGAGCAAGATGTGCACCAATACGGGTGAACTTCTCGTAACCTTTTTCGTCTATAGAATCAAAGAACTCAAAGGAACTCATGTACTGGAAGTCATCCACTACAATGGTCTTGATCTCGGGTCGTTTTTCGTTGACATAGCGTAAACACGCTTCTATCTGCTGAGCGGTGGATCCGCTGTACAGGTTGCCTGTGGGGTTGTCTTTACTCCACAGGATATACTTTTTCTTCCAGCCTTTAAAAGGCAGGGGCTTGTTAGCCACGTTGATAATAAATGTCTCGTTAGGATCGAGAGATTCAATACTGGTTGACTTACCAGAACCAGGATCTGCAACTACAAGGATACCGTGTGCCATATTATTTATGTGTTCTTATCAGTTCATTAAGCCACGTCTTAGTACTTACCGGTTTGCCGGTATGAATAGCGTAGTAGTCACGGATTGTCATCTCAGAGTATGGGGCGTCAGCAATAGGCTCCGGAGCTCTGTATGATGAAGGTGGGGTCTTGGGCACAGAAGACTGAGCTGTCTTAGACTTGGGCTGATCCAGTAGGGCAGAGGGGCCGCTGATGGCCACACTGGCTGGAGTAACCATACGAAGTTCTTCCAGCGGTACCAGGTAAGAACCTTTTTCGTTCATCTCATACTCTTCGTCAAATGACGGGTTGTATGGTATCCGATACAGCGTACGGTTTTCATCCACCGGTTCAAATTCCCTGGTGATCAGCTCAAAGTAAAAACCGTTCTCTCTTTTGAATTCAGAAGCAAAGATGCCGACTACGTTACGGGCTTGTTTGTCATAGAACGCCATCTTCATCTGGAAGTCCAGGCGTGACGCTCCAAGCTCTTCAAGTACCGGAGCGTGATAAGCTCTCATCTCTTCCAGGATCTGTGCTTTGTACTGTTTTTGTTCTTCGGGGTGTAAAGACTTGATCTCATCAAAAGTGAGTCGTCTTCGTCCAGTTTGGTGTTGTGCCGTTGTAAACATGTGATTTGTAGTTTAAAGTTCTTCACCTATGGGTGCGGATACGTTTCTTGATAAACCGGTACGTTGAGATAGTCGTGTGAACGTACCATCCGGCCGGTCAGGTACAGGCGGTGGTACTTCTATCATACGCTGGTTCTTACCGTCCATCTTCATGAATATCATGCTGTTGTCTTCACCTCCGTTACGAATCTTGAGTAGATGCATAAAGACATCGTCTTTTTCTACCCGGTAAGCGTAAGGACCGTAGGACTTGATGTCCATCTTGTACGGTCGGGATAAGACAACAACCATATCGGATCCCTGCATCAGGGCGTCACCGCCAAAGATGTCAGAGGATGTGGGGTAGTTTGCAATGGTTGAAGGCACCTTGCGGATAGCTTCTTCCATAGTGCGGTTCATTTGCGTAATCATGATGATGATCACCGGGATCGTACGTTTGAGACTCATCAACATCTCTGTGGTGTTGTAGAGTACATCAAACTTGTCTTTCTCGGAGCTGCTGCGTTTGATCAACCAGCTGTGGTCGATCGTTACGATCAGCGGCTTGGCCCCACCATCTACATACGCTTGTTTGATCTCTTCCTCCATCTGCTGATGCGTTAAGGATTCTGAGATAATGTCTCTTCTGATACCTTGTTTCTCCATCATGTCACAGACATTGATGTAGTCTTTGATCTGGTCCAGAATGAATTCGTCCAGTTGTTGATTGGTGCTGAGGATAACACCGTAGTCTTGAGCTACTTCCCCGGCAAACTGCCTGGATGCGTACTGCTCATCACCCATCTCAAACTGAAACTCTAAAATGTTAAACTTCTGGTCCGGGTTCTGACGGTGAGCTTCCCGTAGTATCTGGGAAACAATCATTGTCTTACCTGCACCAGGACGGGCTCCGATCGTTAACATGGAGCCCCACTCCAAACCGCCCACACCGGCGGCGTTGAAACTGGGCCATGGAGTCTTGAGACTCTTGATGTCCCCGTTGCGTCGTTTCTCGACATACTTAAGACCTTTTCGTAGTACCGACGTATATGTCTTCCGTCGGCCCGTATTCTGAGGTACTTCCATACAAGGGATGAAGGTTACTTCAGAGTGTCCTGCAACAGTACTTCCATGTTTTCCAGGATGCGGGTTTCTCCTCTGATTTCAGCTTCATAGACTAGTTTATTGACCACATGCTCCAGCATGGGAAAACTGATAATCTTGTAGTCTTTGGTGTCAGAAAAAGCTGCATCCGGAAGGTTGTCAAAGAACTCTCTGAGCGTTGTGGATACTGCAGACATGTGTTTTGTGTTTTGTGGGGGTGTAAATTTAGAGAACTTGATAGAGAACTCCAAAATATTCTACAGAATATTTATCCCTCGTTATTGAGGATCTCGGGGTTGTCCAGGATCATCTGGCAGTAGTCTGCCAACAGGGACCTGGAGGCTTTAGTGAAATTATCCGTACGCTGGATAAAGTAACTGCTGGTCGTCATGTACTCCAAGTTCTCTTTGGTCTTGGTGTAGATGTAGTAGTCTGTGGCATCCAGTACCAGGGCCCAGTCATAGTCTGGGTAAGTCTTGAAAAACCAGACAAACTTTTCTTTGAGTTCCTGGACAGTCTGCCGGAGTAGTCCGACCCGGGGAACCCGTTTGGCGGGAAAGAGTTCCCGGTATGTTTTGATATGCGTTAATGCATCGGTACCTAACAGTTCTGATGCTACTTTCTTTTTGGTTTTAACCAGCAATGTTTCAAACTCATCCAGGATAAAGATCGCTCCCGGGGTAAGATTTCCATTAGCGTCAATATGACCTCTGCTCTCTGCTACTAAACGCTCTGCATCCGGATTAATGATGCTGGTAGGCTTGATCTTGTATCGGCATGAGTCCAGGAAGTACAGCTGGTTCGGACTCACGTTGTACTTGATCAGACTTTGCCATAACTGATGACTCATAAACTTGCTTTATATAGGTAACGATAGCTGAATACTTTTGCCGGAACTGTTCATCAGTGTCCATCAGGTTATCAAAGTTTCTTAGACTATTGATTACTGTGGTATGATCACGGTCGCCAACACTCTTACCGATTGTTTCTAAACTATATCGCATCTGACGACCCAGGTAACAATAAATACTTCTGAGTTCAACAAGCTCTCTGCACCGGGAACGAGAGTCCAGGTTGTAAGTAAAACCTCCGATCTGTGGAAGAAAAGGATCAAAGCATTCTTTCAGTACTGACAGGTGCATAAAAGGGATAACAATATCACTGCTAACCTTTGCTCCTGTCATTACGGTGGGGTAGTATCCCAGTTTTTCAAAGAAGTTCTCCCGGAACTGTTCAATCAGCTTTTTCTCTAGCTGTTCTGCGTACGTCTTACTGTCCATAATCATCTTAATTTGGTCTACAAATATAGAGAAGTTCTCTAGAAAAGTTGTATATTATATTGTAGAGGTCGGTCTAGATTCTACAGTTTTAAAGTTTACGTAAATCTTACACGATGGCAAAGAAGTTCTACGCTCAGAAAGATGCTCTGGGCTGGCCTATCCCCGGTACGATGATGAGCGGAACCAAAGTTCCGGCTAATCTTCTTGAGATCCCGGCGGAAAACGTTGCTGCCGGTGCCGGTGAAGCTGAAGTAGCTCACCCAGGCAAGCTGCGTTATTTCGTCCGTAAGGATGCCAAGGGCAACATCATACCTAATAGCCTGATTATCAGTCTAAAGAAGCCCGCTGGAAATGTCTACGAGTTCAAACTGGTAAAAGCTAGCTAACCATGACGAAGGAGAGTTCTGCTAACACGCTGAAGCTTTGGTTGTTTCCAAGCCTAGTATCCATCATTGGACTACTGATCTGGAATGATGTCACTGAGATAAAGTCAGACATCAAGGCCCTTATGGCCCAGAGTAACATTGACAAAACTCGGATCGACAACCTGGAAAGACAGGTTTTTGGTCAGCTTTCCAGTGTGCCGGACTTACCTGAAAGAAAGAACACGGTGCCGTTCTCCACGTTTGCCCTGTTACCTGTTAGTGAGGTCAGGGTAGGAAGTAAGGATTCTGTTCGCAGGACCTGACCCGCAAGTATAAAAACCACACAGTGCTATGTCTTTAAAAGCTCTTAAACTTATTACCATTATCCTACTGCTTATCCTGCTGGTCATCTTGACCCGGGCAGGTTGCAGAAAGGTCGTACAGTGTTTTAAGAAACCGACAGCTGATACAGTGTATGTACGCGATACGACTTGGTTGGTCCGGGACAGTATCATTTATGAAAAGATGGTAGTAACGGAAACGATCTATGACATAGACACCCTTCCGCCACAGTACATTCCGGATACTAATTATCCCAAACTGAAGGCTCAGTACGAGACTTTAGTGGCTTTGTTTCTTTCTAAGAACATCTACAGAGACACAGTTATGATTGACAGTATCGGTTATGTCACTATAACAGACACTGTACAGCATAATCTGCTTAACAACCGAACTTTTACGTATTCCTACAAGATACCTGAGGTTACAGAAACGATCACAATCGTCAAACCTGAGGTTAAGAAGAACGAACTCTACATCGGAGGCGGCATTAACACCTTTAAAGTGTTCGTGCCTTTCTCGTTAGAAGCCGGTCTGATGCTCAAGACCCGACGTGATCATCTCTACGGACTTAAGATCGGCTCAGACATCAACCGCCAGGTCTTCTATGGATTTCAGTCTTATTGGAAGATCGGTAAGAAGAACAACTAATACCTAATCGTATATGAAAAACATGATGAGTATTCTGCTTGGCCTCTTTAAGAAGAAGAAGCCTGCAGTAGAAACCCCGGTAACTATTGTACAGGAGATCAAAGAAGCTCCCAAACCTGCTATTTCTGACGTTAAAGTTGAGCTGACACCTTCAGCTCCGGATCCGGCTACTCCAAAAAAAAAGAGGTATTACAAGCCCAAGCCGAAGAAAAGCAACGGCTGATCCAAGCTCTGATCATCATGAACCTCAAACTAGATAAACTCAAGGGACATGTCCCTGATAAAGTCATTGCTCAGATACCAGATGTAGTCCAGAAGATGGGGATCAATACCCCGTTACGTCTGGCCCACTTCCTGGCACAGTGTGCACATGAGTCTGGGGGGTTCAAACTGACACAAGAGAACCTAAACTATTCGGTTAAAGGTCTTCTATCTGTTTTTAAGAAGTATTTTCCAACGGAAGCCTTGGCTGCAGCGTATGCTCGGCAGCCGGTTAAGATAGCCAATAAAGTATATGCAAACCGTATGGGTAACGGTCCGGAAAGTTCGGGAGATGGGTATAGATACCGCGGAAAAGGATATATACAACTGACCGGTAAGTCAAACTATATAGCCTTTGACGCATATGTACCGGATAACATCATTGCTAATCCGGACCTAGTAGCTACAAAGTACCCGCTATTGAGTGCAGCGTGGTTCTGGAGTAAGAATAACCTGAACGCACTGGCAGATAAGGGAGCAACAGATGCTCATGTTACTGCCGTCACCAAACGCGTGAATGGGGGAACCAACGGTCTTGCTGACCGGCTTCAGTATTTTAAGAAGTTTCATGCACTACTGAGTTAATAGTACTCTAAAACATAGACCATGGGTAAAGGTAAAGGCGGAGGATCTCACAAGGTCACCTTCGGAAAGCGTAAGAAAGGCCAGGCTGCTAAGAGCCAGGGACCGAAACAAAAGCGGATGTCCAAGTATCGTGGACAAGGACGCTAACTAAAACTTTACAGTTATGAGTAACGAAATAGAATCAAGTAAGCTTGGTTTTGAAAGACTGCTGCACTCTATCATGAAAAAGCGATGGATGATCACCGCCATGGTACTGGGTGCGTTTATCCTTATTGTAGCGGCTATCTTTACTGCGATAGAACTTGACAGCTCAATAGCGGGGGAGTGGAAAGAACTGCTGCTTCTGATGCTTGGAGCTTTCATTGGTTCGTACGGTAAGATCATCGACTACTGGTTCTCTGATAATGACAAAGACAAGATCCTGGTACAGAAGATGGACGAGGAAGACGGCACCGCTATGTCTAAAGCCAATGACTTTAGTAACAATCCTCCTCCGGCACCTGTTCCGGCACCTGGAGAACCGATCATAGATCCGGTACTGGCTACTCTGATGGGCGCAAAGCTATCTGCTAAAGAAATAGATGAAGACAATGACGGTACAGCCGACGGCCTCGATCATAATAACGACGGAAAGATCGACGAATACTTTGCTCACCGACAGTGTGATCACATCTGGGGAGACAGTGACCAGAATGGAGACATAGAATGTCTCAAGTGTGGTAAGATCAGTGACATTCAGTAAAAGAAAGTAAGCCGGTAGAAGAATCTACCGGCTTTTTTGACACCATGCATCTATCTATCATTAACTAACCCCTACTTTAGACGCCACACTCGACGATCTTTGTTCAGTTGTAGACGGGTGGTAATATTAAACCCCGGAAACATACGAGCGTATTGTTTAGCTGCGTAATGTAACGTGTTAGGGTTCTTAGCTGCAGGATCGTTAGCTGGTATCAGAAAGCTGTCTCCAACTTTCATCAACTCAAAGGGAAACATGTTTTGCATGTGTCCATTACGAAATCCTTCAACTTTTATTCCCTTTTCTACCTGATATTTGAAGGTCTTAACTGTGGGTGCTTCTTTCTTTTTAACCACCTTTTTCTTTGTAGTCATATCAACTTTGATTTAAACACCAAGTTACTTGACTAAAAAGATTACCTAACGGCTTTAAGTAAGGTTTTAATTCAAGAAGATACTAAGTAACTGTTTAGTTACTAGACAGTATGCCCTCTTGTATCTACTTTCTTGATCGTCTTTCCGTCAAATACAACAACTTGCCCACGGTTTGAGTACTGTGTAATTACATCAGTATCAAATGATGAAAACCGGGCTCCATTAAGACCAATAAAGAAAGCTTTATCGGTAAAAATATTACAGCGATCTTCTGCATCAGTAATGATGATACCGTTACGACCTTTCTCGGCTATATTACTAACAGCCACGTTAATGGTAGTACCACCTCCGGTGTCAATCATAGAAATAGAGATCAGATCAGTACGGTACTTTTTCAGCCGGGTGTCAAACAGATAAACATCGTTAAGCATGTCCATCTCTTTGAGCTTAGCTACCATAGATTTAGCAAACTGTATCCGACTGACTTCATTACCATCAAGATCTTTTACGCCACAATGGCTACTCATAGAACCGGAGATATCTATGTAGACATCTATCTTCCCCACGTTCTTGCTGTCTTTGACCTGTACGTCTTCTGCAAAGATCTTCCGAAGCTTTG